ATATCATGCTGACCAACTAAAGAATTAAAAGAAGTTTTATCAATTAACCCTCCATGCTGGTGTTGAGAACATAATAATCTAATATATATACCTAATTGCTCATTAGACATAAACATAGTTCCAGTTAAAAAATCAGAAGCATAAAACAAGAATGCTGGGTCCTTAGCCATTTTGAACTCCTTTCATTAACTTAATTGTTAATACTGATGGCATTGTTTTGTCTTTAATCTTAATTAAAAACCCTTTATTAAACAACCTTTCGATTATTTTATAAATGCCTTGTTTAGTTAATGACAACTCATCGGATATATAAATAACCGAGAATGTTCTGTTACCACTCGAATAAAATACTTGATGGTAAATTGAATCCAAAACAGCGTATTCGCTAATGGATAGGTTCATCGCCTTTCTTAAGGGATGTGAAATAATTGTATACATAAAATGAAGAAACCCACGAGGTTCGGCTAGCAGTACCTCCCCCCAGTGGGTTAATTAAACAAACATGAAAAACAATGTATGCTGCTATCATACGGGTACAAATATAACTATTTTTTAGTTAAAAACAAACTTCCCAGCCAATTTTATTTAAAATATAAGGCCCGAAGTACCTATTAACTATCCATTTTTGACCATCCCAACAAAGTCGGGGATTATTACAGTCAGTAGTTGCGGCAATAAAATATTCGCGCACCGAGTTTGAAAATTGTTTCATCTGATACAGTTGAATAATAGTTAGTATAAATTATCATATTTTTTCTCGTTATGAATTCCTTTTTGACTATCAATGTGACCTTCATTATAAGCATCGGTAAGTTGTTTATGTTCTAATTCTAAAAGCATTTCAGCTTTGTCTATTACCTCACTAAAAGATAATTGACTTTCGGGATATTTTTTTAATAAAACTTTACCCCAAAATATAAGTTCCTGCATGGCTGTCATATTACTTTATTTACTTGTTTATATAGTTTTATTTTCTCTTCTAATTCAGCAACGGAGAACTTAATTGTAAAGTGGCGCATTTTCATCAGGTTTTCGGATGTACCTGGACCATACTTTTTATCTAAGAACTTTTGATATTCAAATATGTGAAATCCTTTATCCCAAGCATTACATTGAACACATCCGGCATTACAGTTAGTTTCATCATAACGGGTAGCCATATGTTGACGGTCTACAAAATGACAACAGTTAGAATCCTTCCAGTGTACTTTCTTTTTACATGAAACACAAGTAATATATCCGTCAAGGTCTGCATCACGCTTTCGGATAAACTCAGAGAATACACGGTCCAATTCTTTTTTAACCGTACTTAAAGAGCGTTTTTTCATAAAGTGTTTAAATAATTACGACATTCTAAAATTCTGTTTTTAAGCCTTTCGATAAAATCTTCATCATAACGGACTTCGTATTCAACTACCCTTTCGGATTCAGGTATATGAGTGAATATATGATTCTGTTCTATTTCCTCACAGGCTTTTAAGTACTCAGGGTTTAAATCCGATACCATGCCCATCTTCCAGCTTATACGTCTTTTTTCATCTTCTATTAACTGTAATGGTGTATCAATTAAAACAAAAGCTACAACGGCCTCTTTTAAGCCAGTTAGCCACATATAACCTTGTACCTGAGCAAAGTAATCTTTATTTAAGGCATCGTCTTTAAAAGGGAATGTATGAGCGTTCCAAGAGCTTTTAATATCGATTATCTTATCGGAAACTATGTCCGGACTACCTGATATAAACTCATTGGAATAAAACTCTTCATTCTTAGAATAAAACCCACCTTTAACATTAGAGTAAAATTGAATAGCTGTATCTTCAACTGCTAATCCCTTTTCTACGTACTTATTAGTGAAGTCCTTACGAACACCCCAGCGCACCTCTCGGAATAACTCCTTGAGGTACGACTTTGAGGTTTCACCCATTTTTTTACCTGACTTATCATTAGTCATTATCTTGCCCAGTGTTGAGCATCGGAATAGTTGATTATTAAAAGTCATGAGTCTTAACTAAATTAACAAGTAAGTTATTAGGTACATTAACTTTTAAATAATAGTCGTAAAACGCTTCAGCTTCTGTTTGACGTGAGAACCATTTACGGTATTCAGCACCGGATTCGTACTCAATGAATACACAGAAAAATGTTTCGTTTTTAACGTTATCGGTTTCCGATATCATTGATATTTTCTTTAGTTTCTCCATAGTTTTTTAGCTAATTGAATATAAAGTTTATATTCATTTATTTGTTCTTTTGTATATCCTTTTTCTTTACCAATTTGCTCAAATTGTTTCTCCCAATCATCAATACTTTTTTCAATACACCCTATTTTAATATATCCTATTTTGCAAATATTAAAATAATGTTTTGTCCCTTGTATTTGTAAAGGTGAAAATTCCCAAGCATTACCATACACCCAAGCATTACCAGACACTTGAGCATCACCATACACCTTAGCATTACCAGACACTTGAGCATCACCATACACCCAAGCATTACCAGACACTTGAGCATTACCATACACTCGAGCATTACCAGACACTTGAGCATCACCATACACCCAAGCATTACCAGACACCCAAGCATCACCATACACCTTAGCATTACCAGACACTCGAGCATCAACATACACCCAAGCATTACCATACACCTTAGCATTACCAGACACCTTAGCATTACCAGACACTTGAGCATCACCATACACCTTAGCATTACCAGACACTTGAGCATCACCAGACACTCGAGCATTACCAGACACCCAAGCATTACCAGACACCCAAGCTCCTTGTTGTAAATTAATTTCTTTTTGTATCCATCCACCTTTATCTCCTTTACTTCCCCATCTACAATCTTTTATTAATTCAATTCTATGTAGTGTAATGCTGCCAATAGTTTTAGTTTCTTCTGTTAATTTATACATATCAATTATTCTTAAAAGCGGTTTGAATTACTTTCCATTGGGTATCGGATAGCTCGTATTTGTCTAAGGCCTGTTCAACTTGTTTCTTTTGACCCTTTTCGATAGCATCTAACATTTTACTCATAGTGATATCGGATAGCTTAATTTTCTTTGAACTAACCACACTATTCGCATCATCATCTTCCATTTCTAAAGATAAAAGCGAACTCAAAGTAAATCTCCGATAATAAGTTATACACGCTCCAACTTGTTGAGCATTTAACCCGTCTTGTATTCTTAATGTCGAACTAACGGACTCCCCAGTTTCAGAATCTGTTATAACCGTACTAACATTTAACCCGTCAATAGGCTGAATAATAACTAATCCAAGTTCTGAAAGTAATGGTTTAACATCGCTTAAGATTTGATTAAGCGTAGCATAAGAGGATTTAAAATGAGGATTTTTACCATCCTTTTTAATTGCATTAACCTTTGTTTGGAAGGCTAATAATTTAGAGTTGATTGTTTTCATTAGAATTGTTTGTCTGTATTGTAAACCGTTTTACCATTGCCTATAAAATTTTTCTTTACTTTATCTTTACGCTCCTGCTCACTTTGACCTTCAGTAATAGTCACATCCTTACCCCACTCGTTTTCGGAATCGTTACAGATAATTGAGATGTTAAGGTATTCGTTACCGTCTTTACCTTTGATTAACTTACTTTTGTTGATTTTGTTTAGATTGATACTCGCTGAGATGATTTTCATATTTAGTTGTTTTTAGATTGTAATATTTCCATTTGTGCTTTAATAGATGCTTCTTGAATTAGATATGATTCTAACTTTAACAAGGTTTGTTTATTATCTTTTAAGAACTCAACAAAATGATAAGGCTCAAGCCTTTCCATAGCTTCATATATTTTCGAAACTGCGCTTTCCATAGATGTCTTTATAAATTAGTTCATAATCAACCTCACATGCACCGTCCTCAGTGTATGCGTTAACGTTAGTAATGTTAATGTCCTCGAAGCATGTATCATCTTCGTAGTAATAAGTGTACTCATATTCCACCGTTACCTCTTGTCCGTTAATTACTGTTTCGAAGCTTTCCATTGAGTTTAAAATAAAGTTTTAAAGCGGCATCGATTGTTTTCCTGAAGTTGCCTCTACCCTCAGTCCAAAGTAGGTCCCTGACCTCATCGGATGGCCAATAATTAATTGACCAGTTTGTTTTTGGTTTATTCATATATATATCTTAAAGTATTTTGTGATAAATGAAAGTATCCCTGCCCATTCATAAAGTTAAACAATTCTTTTAAAGTATAAAAGTTTTTGTTAAACTCTTTAGAATAGAATATCGGACCTCCGAAAGCTTCTTTTTGCTTTACAACTGAAATCTTATGATTTTTAAAAAAGCAGTAATTTGTCATGTTATTTAGTTTAATGTGCGTTACCGGGTCGCACCCCTCGTTTTTATTAATCGTTAGAACAATAGGAGCGCATTTTAACTCCTGAATTATTAATTATGTTTATTACTTCGTACATAGACATATTATCATTAAATAATTGATTAACTGATAATAATGCTTTTTTTATGGAGCGTGATGTTTTGTTATAACATTTTGTAGCATTCCATAAATCTGTTAAATCTGAACCGCTTATTTCTTTAGAATTTAAATCAAAAGTAAAAGCGCATTTTTCATTTTGAAATTTTGTTTTCATATTGTTTGTTTTTTGCATACACAAATGTACATATATATATTAAA